AAAGGTCAAAGAATGGATGTTGGAATGGATGGTCACCCTGAGTTCCGTCCATACAATATTAGCCGTGAAGTTGTACCTTTGTTAAGACACAGACCTAAAGTATCCGAAATGGATAATGACCACCACACAGATGAGATTATAAATAAAAACCAATTATATGTTAATGGTTAAAATGTTTTACCAATTAAATTTGGGAGTTCTTGTAGAATTACTATCTTTGGAAAACAAACAAAACAAAAAAACAATATGGAAGGAATTTTAAAATTTAATTTGCCGGAAGAAAGGTCTGAATTTGAATTGGCGGTTAATGCATCTAAATGGTATTCAGTATGCTGGGATATGGACCAATATTTGAGAAGTCAAACAAAATACGCTCCTGATGATATGCCCGAGGAAGTATATAAAGCACTAGATGAAACACGCACTAAATTACATGAACTTTTATCGGAAAATGGTGTTGATTTCAGTAACCACTAAAAATAAATTATGTGAAATATTTTTTTTATTTAAAAAATATACCTATATTTGTTTTATAAAATATATAATATGTCAACAGTATCACTACAAACCTTAACTTTCAACACAACAACAAAACAAGTTAAACTATTAGATAGTTCAAGAGGGATTTCAACCATCTTAGAATTATTTGAAAACGTATCTACAGTAAAATTCTCTGAATTTGGATTTTATGAAGTTATGCAAAGACAAGGTGAGGGAACTAATTCATCACTTCCTGTTATGAGAGTTCCAATCGCTAACACAAACATGATAATTACAAAATAATCAGATTATGAAAAATCCAATAGTAAATTTTTTATTTGTAATTACTTTTTCAATTGCAATTATTATGGGAATCCAATTTGGATTTCATCTCATGAAATTACCCGATACACTATTCTTTTATGTTGGATTAACCATCGTGATGGTAATTGCCTTTATAATTGGTTGGTTTGTAATCAAAGAACTAAATAAAATATTTTCAGACGATAAAGAAAAATCTGAAAAAAATTAGGGTAACAAAGAATAATTTACTATCTTTGTTATATGAATAAATTTCTATACAAATTAGAGCAATATAGTAGAACTGGTCATCTGTTCAAACAGAACCATCCTACCCTACCTTTATCTATATGGAACTACTCACCTGAAGTTCAATATCGCCAATTGTGGGATGATATTACTTTGCAATGTCGTGGAATAGTTACAGATAATGAGGGTAATGTTGTTGCTCGTCCATTCAAAAAATTCTTTAACATAGAAGAGGGAAATCACAATCCAACAGAAGAGTTTGAGGTGTTTGAAAAAATGGATGGTTCTTTGGGGGTTGTCTTCAAATACAATGGTGAGGTAATATACGCAACTCGTGGTTCATTCACTTCAGACCAAGCAAAATGGATGACAAATTATGGTGAGAAATATAACTTCAAAGACATATTAGTTGAAGGTTTTACTTACCTATTTGAAATAATCTACCCTGAAAACAGAATCGTTGTTGATTATGGTGGTGAAGAAAAATTGGTATTACTTGGTATCATCAATACCGAAACTGGTGAGGAATTACCATATTCAGAACTTAAATTGTTAGAAGGGTTTGATATTGTTAAAAAATATGATGGGATTAAAGATTATACAACATTAAAATCTTTAATTGACAATAACGCCGAAGGATTTGTTGTTCGTTTCTCCAATGGAGACCGAATGAAAATCAAAGGTGAGGAATACCTACGTCTTCACAAAATAATGACCAATATATCAACTACTGGTGTGTGGGAACACCTATCTACTGGTGGTGACATCAACGAATTATTGAAGAATGTACCTGACGAATTTTACAAAAAAGTGAAGCAGTATTCAGACACATTGAAATATGGTTTCTACCAGATTTCTGAAGATTGTGGTAAATCTCACGACTATTTCCGATATGGAAAGTATAATGACATAGAAATTGAGCCAACAAAGAAAGAATATGCAGAACATGTAATGAAAAACTCACATCCACCTTATCGTTCAGTAATGTTCGCAATGTGGGATAGAAAACCATATAACAAACTAATATGGAATATACTTAAACCTCAATTCAAAAAACTTTAACCATGCAAAAGAAACTAGAAGAAATCTATGAACAAAATATAAATAACAATTTTATCTTGGATAAAAATGGTGTAATAAAATGTATGGAAGAGTCGTATGAATTGGGGTCTAAAGAATTTATTAATTGGTTATCAGAGATGGATTATTTATCCGATAACATAACCTACATTATTGAGGAGTGGAATAACATCAGAAATATATAACTTAACACTAAAAATAAAAAAAAAATAATGAAAAAATGGTTCACATCACAGAATAGTTTTGTATCTGTTAAAGGAAGAATTTGGCTCTTTCCATGTATCAGTATTTGGTATGATAGAAACACTTTCTTGGAAACAGGAGTGGTATCACCAGCATTTGGAATACAAATCTCATTCTTAAGATGGTCGTATAGTTTAACAATACAACAAGGATATTAGAAAATAAAAAGTCATGAAATGAATAAACGATGAACTTTAAAACAAGAAAATTGATAAAATACGAAGACCTCAATTCAAGGGGGTCTTTGTTTGGTGGCCAATTATTAAAATGGATTGATGAAGAAGCTTCAATCTATACTGTATGTCAGTTAGAAACAAATAAAATTGTTACAAAATTGATGTCAGAAATTAACTTTATGAAACCAGCATATCTTAACGATATTATTGAAATTGGTGTTGATGTGGTTTCATTTGGTAAGACCTCAATCACATTAGAGGTTGTTGCCAGAATAAAAGACACCAAAAATGAAATATTAAAAATAGATAAAATGGTATTTGTCAGTGTTGATGAAGATGGTAGAGCAACACCTCACGGAAAAACAATAAAAAAGTATGAATAAAGTAAATAAATCAGAAAACAACCCACCATACATTTCAGACGACTTTCAAATAGGTCCTGATGGTGCTTATGAGGCTGTTGAATATTCAATTCCAATTTATGAAAATGGAGTAAAGACAGAATGGAATGTTGATGGTATTGTTGGAGATGAAAAATATCAACAATTACTAAGAATGTCCCCTGATGGTAAATTACCTATTATCATTAATACAACAATTAAAAAATAAAATTATGGAAAACAAAAAATGGACAAGAGAAGAATCAGAACAAAATAAAAATAATCTGATAAACGAATTAAATGAATTACCAGTTTCAAAAGAAAATTTGGAATGGGTTGTAAAAGAACTTGACCAACTAATTGACGAGGAAGAAGTAAGACAAAATAAAATTAGCATTTAAAACAAAAAGAAAGATATGAGAGGAATGTTAACAAGGAATGAAGAAGGCATATGGATGGTAAAATGGTCTGATTTACATTCATTTGGACACGGAACACATTGGATGTATACAGAATTATCAAACGATTCAAATTCAATAAAATATATAAAAGATAACCTTATTATGGTTAAACCACTTGAAGAAGGTGTAGAGGTTGAATTTGAAATGGTTACAAGTGGGTATGATGAAAATAATTTTACACCATTTAATTCAGCTAAACTTATATTTCAAGAAGTTGATATTTTTGAAAAAGAAGGTTATATTAAGGAGTATGTTAAAGAAGGTGGTGTTTTATGGTCAATATACAATATATCAACTATTCGAGATGGTGGTACGATTATGATAATAAGACCACCACAAAGTAAATTAAACCCAATTTATATTCATAAAGATTATTGGACACTACATAGTGGATACCCAACTACTGATGAAAATCTAATAACCGATACAAATGAACAATATTATATAATAGATAGGTTACAAAAATATAAAAGAGAGTGTGAGTTTAATTTAACACAATCCAAAAATATCATTGAAAAAATAAAATTATGAATAAAATAGATAAAGCATACACAGACCTACTTCAAGACATTCTTGATAGTGGTGTAAAAAAAGAAACAAGAAATGGCGGAACAATCTCAGTATTCGGTAGACAAATCCGTCATAAAATGAGTGATGGATTTCCACTTCTTACAACTAAAAAGATGGCTTGGAAGACAATGGTGACTGAGTTGTTATGGTTTCTAAGAGGAGATACATCAATTAAGTATTTGGTTGATAATAATTGTCACATATGGGATGGTGATGCTTATAAGAATTATTGTGAAAAGATAAATCTTCCACCAACACGAACATTACCATTAGGAACTAAGGTAATCCCTACATTATACACACAAGAAGAATTCATCAACAAAATAAAAACAGATGATGAGTTTGCTAAGAAGTTTGGGGATTTGGGAAAAATTTATGGGGCACAATGGAGAAGTTGGGGAGAATGGTCTACGATTGATGTACCTAAAAAAGTTCTTAAACCAGGCATAGACCAAATCCAAAACCTAATCAACGACATTAAATCAAATCCTGATTCACGCCGACTACTTGTATCAGCATGGAATCCCTCAGATTTGGATTCTTGCGTGTTACCACCTTGTCATTACGGATTTCAAGTTTATACAAGAGAGTTGAGTAATGAGGAAATTGCGTTTGAAGCGAATAAAAGAGGATTTAATCTTAAAGGAATGACAATTAGTGGTAAACTATTGATTAACCCTAAAGAAGTTAAAGAAAAGAATTTACCAACCAGAGCAATATCTTTAATGTTTAATATGAGAAGCACAGACGTAGGATTGGGGCTGAGTTTTAATTTGTCATCATATGCGTTATTATTAATGATGATAGCAAAACAAGTTAATATGGTTCCTGATGAATTGATTTATAATGGAGGTGATGTTCATTTATATCTTAATCATATTGAACCTGTTAAAGAACAATTGACGAGGGAGCCTTATGAATTACCAACGGTAAAATTATCTGATAGAATTGTGAATGATATTTCAGAATATACTTTAGATGATATTACTTTAGAAAACTACCAATCACATCCATCCATAAAAATGCCACTCTCAAATTAATTTTAGGAATACCCTTTAACTTTTCCCTTTATGGACATATTTATAATAAAGGTAAAATATGATTGGAATTTACAGAATAAAAAACTTGGTTAATGAAAAATGTTATTACGGGTCGTCTAAAAATATTGAAAAACGATGGAAAACACATTTGAATCAATTAAGAAATAAAAAACATATAAATAGTATTTTACAGAAAGCGTGGTATAAATATGGTGAAGATAATTTTATTTTTGAAATCGTTGAGGAATGTGAATTAAAAAATATATTTGAGATAGAACAAAAATATATAGATACTTTTGGGGATTATAATATAGGGTTAAAGGCTAGTGGTGGTGATAATTTAACTAAAAATCCAAATAGAGATAAAATTATTGAAAACATAAAAAAAGGTAGTAAATTATGGAGAGATAGTTTGTCTGATAAGGAAAGAAAAGAAAAGTTTTCAAAACCTTTAGACAAGAATCCAAATTGGAAAGGAGGTAGTTCTTTTGTTTATTGTGAATGTGGAAAAAGAATTGGTTATGGTCATACTCATTGTAATAAGTGTAAACCTAAAGACGGTAAAAATAATCCATTTTATGGTAAAAAACACACGGAAGAGTATAAGAAAAAATCTTCAATTAGAATGACAGGGGTATATAATGGTGAACAAAATACACCTATTGTAATTGATGATACTCATTATGATTCTTTAGGGTTAGCGTCAAAAATTCTTGGAATATCTAACGCCACTATAAGATGGAGAGTATTGAGTAAAAACCCTAAATATAAAAATTATCACTACAAAGGACAAGAAAAAATATTTTATTCAGAAGAAGAACAGAAAGAAAGATTTAGTAACCCACAAAAAGGAAAACAAACAAAATTTAATAAACCATTTTTAATTGATGGTGTTGAATTTAGAACATTGAAAGATGCAAGTGAAAAATTAAATATTCATCCTACAACAATTAAAGGAAGATTGAAAAATAAAAAATTTGACAATTACAAATATAAAGATTAAAAAAATATATTATGGAAATTAGAAAGGTAACATATAAAGAAGTGGAAAAGGAGTTTACCAACGTAAAATCCGATTTATTGGATGAATATGCAACATATTACGGATGTTTCATTAAAGATGAATTGGTCGGTATTGTTTCATATGTTGAGCACTCTGCAGTTATTTATCTTTGTCATTCGTATGTTAAAGAAGAACATAGAAATAAGGGTATTTATAAATTATTATGGAATTATAGAGATTCCAAAATAAAAGAATCTAATAAGCCCGTATACGCACATTGTAATGTGGATAGTTTAAAGTATTTTATTAATAACGGATATACAATTGAGAAGGCGTTATTTAAAGTAATAAAATTATAATATGGAATTAATATCAACACATGTCTGTAAAGCTTCGGATATTGGAGTACATAGTAATATGTTCGGAGGAACAATGATGTCTTTAATAGATGAGGCATCCGCAGCATACGCTTGTCAAATATGTGACACACCACGAATGGTAACAATTAAAATTGATGAGTTGGTTTTTAAAAAACCAGTTAAATTAGGGAATGTTGTTAAAATATACGGTGAAGTAAAAGAGTTTGGAAATACATCAATAACTTTATATATTGAGGTTAGAAAACATAGTGTTTATAATGGCAATCAAGATGTGGTTACACACACCAATATTAAATTTGTTCGTATTGATGAAGAAGGTACCCCCTTAGTCATATCTGATAGGGTTAAGGTTCGTTATACGGAAAGAATGAAAGAATTTGGGAAAGGTCTATTAACTTAATAGGACTAAAATTAAACACGATAAAAACATCAAAATGAGTAGACAACCAAAATATAAAAAAATAATTAAAGAATGGAATGAGGCAACACCTTATGAAGTTTGGGAAGGGTTTAGAGATAATTTTATTTTTGCCTTTATTGGTGCAACTTTAGTTGTTTTTATTGCAACTAAAACCGATATTGCGGTACTATTTGGTTATTTATTTTACTATTTTTTTATGGGTAGGATTTTGAATAGACCAAAATATGTTACCGATTTAGGTAAACTTATAGTATTTCCAATACCATCTGCTTTAGGGGCATTTACAGGTTATAAGATATCGTATTATTTAATACAATTGTTATCATAATTGATAATGAGTATGGGATAAATTAAATTTTTTAAAAAAAACTAATATAAAGTTGTAAAATCTTCATTGCAAACTTTTGCATAAGTCGGTTAACTTTATCTAATTCAATTTCAATACCTTCAGATTTCATATATTTCAGAACACCTTGAATCATTTTATCTTTAGCTTTGTCAGCCATATCTAAAACATCCTGAAAATCTTCATTATCTTCTTGATTTTCACCATAATGTCTGTCAATCCAATCTTTACCTGAATATAAAAATTTTGCAGATTCAAACATGTTAACAGGTCCCGCATCTCTCAACTTTTTCAAAAATTCTCTCAAAAATCTCCAATCAAAGTTTTCAAACACTTCGGGATTTTTATCAAAATAATTATATTCAGAAGAAGATATCTGATTCCGTTGCTCATCAAGAGTTTCTTGAGCAATTTTAACCCAACTATCTGTTATAGATAATAATCCTAAATCACTTCCATTATCCCATTTAACACTTATAATTTCGCTATCTTTCTCAAACGGGTCTTTGGTTACCCCTCTTACTGTTCCTGTTGTCATAGGAGGTACTGAAGTTTCACCATCCATATGAAGACACATAATTCTATCCCCTTTAATTACTTTTGGGTTTAATTCTTTCTTTGTTTTAAGCATAACAATAAATATCTTTAATGTAACAATAAATATTTATGATATATTTATTGTCATATGGATTTTTTAATTAACGAATCTCAACTGAAAGTTATCTTACAGGAGCAGGACCAATCAAAGATGAGTAATTACATGAAAGAATTATATTCTTTTACGACTAATCTTGTTAATAAGTTTAAAAAGGCTTATGGATTAAACTTGAAGTTAC